CCGCCACCGATGCAGACCTTTTCTCCGTGTGGCTTGATGACGCAGAGCGATCAAAAGACCCGCACATCGTCAGCCATGTTTACTCGGCCAGCCCTGAAAGCAGGCTGATAAGCAAAAAGGCATGGAAGGAAGCTAACCCGGCGCTGGGCCTGTTCCGGTCACTGGCAGACCTGGAGAAGCAGGCAGAGCGAGCCAACAGAATGCCAAGTTCGGAGAACACGTTCAGGAATCTTTGTCTGAATCAGCGAGTGTCAACGGTTTCGCCGTTTGTCTCTAAGTCGGTATGGGAATCGTGCGGCGAACAGCCCAGCGACCTGGCAGGGATGCCGGTATACGGCGGTCTTGACCTGTCAGCAAGAACAGACCTTACCTCCCTAGTGCTTTGCGGCACCGATTCCGAAGGGGTCCGCCACGTTCAAGCTTACTTCTGGGCGCCGGAACAGGGTATTCATGAGCGCTCAAAGCGGGACAGATCGCCTTATGACGTATGGGCAAGGGAAGGGTTCTTGCGAACAACCCCCGGCGCGACGGTTGATTACGGTTTTGTCGCTGCAGAAATGGCCGAAATACTGGCCGATCTGGACGTTGAACTTATCGGATTCGACCGTTGGCGCATGGACGTTTTCAAGAAAGAGCTTGAAACCCTTGGGCTTGACTTTCCGATGATCGAATTCGGGCAAGGCTTTAAGGATATGAGCCCGGCCATCGATGCGCTGGAGTCGGACCTGCTGAACGGAAGGCTGCGGCATGGAATGCACCCCGTTTTGACCATGTGCGCAGCAAACGCAGTCGTCACCAAAGACCCGGCAAACAATCGCAAGCTCGACAAGCACAAGGCCACCGGGCGCATCGACGGCATGGTGGCACTCGCCATGGCGCTGGGTGTTGCAGGCCATGCGGGCGAGTCTGTCGACCTCGATTCCTTCCTCTCTGACCCCTTGGTGCTTTAATGAGCTTATTCAGTTCGCTAAGCGGATTCTTCAGATCACCGGGAGCGCCGCCACGAGTTGACGGGCTGCAATCGGGCGGGCCTACCGGGTACGGAACATCTGCAGCTGCAGACGTTAGCTTTGATACTGCGATGCAGATCAGTCCGGTCTGGGCTGCGGTCAAGCTGATCTCTGAATCAATCGGCTCTATGCCGTTTAATATTTATGAGGTAGGCCCGCAAGGCCGCAAGGTTGCGGTCAATCACCCGCTGCACCGCGTCCTGACTCAAAGGCCAAACCAGTACCAGACAGACGTAGAGTTTTGGGAAAGCATGGCCTTGAACTTGGCCATCAGCGGCAACGCTTACGCCATTATTCAGCGTTCAGGATCTAGGATTATCGGATTGCTGCCCGTATCATCTTCGCAGATTGAAACCACACTGCTAACCGATGGCACGGTGATTCACACTTACACGACCGGCGCAAACGTCAAAGTCTACACCGATAAGACGATGTGGCATGTTAAGTTGTTCGGGAACGGCATCGTGGGATTGTCCCCGCTGTCTTATGCGCGGAACTCTATCGGGATCGCTATTGCAGCCGACAACCGTGTAAGCAAGATTTACAGCAACGGTGCGAAGCCATCCGGCATCCTGACCATTGATAAGACATTGACCGAACCGCAGCGAAAACAGATACGCACTGCATTTGCGGGACTGGAAGAAGGCAACGAGGACAAGTTGTTTGTACTTGAGGCCGGAATGGATTACACGCAAGTCAGCATGAGCCCACAGGATATCCAGCTTCTTGACTCCCGCCGCTTCCAGATCGAGGACATTGGCCGATTCTTTGGGGTTCCGTCGATACTTCTGAACCAGACCTTTGGACAATCATCGCTTGGCTCCAACGTCTACGAAATACTTTCAGCTTTCTACAAATTAAACCTGCGCCCCTATCTTGAAAAGTTTGAAGCCTCTGTGCCTCGCTGGCTGATGGAACCCGGTGACGCTGCAAAGTATGAATGTGAATTTGACTTTGACGCCGCCTTGTTGCGTGCTGACCTGAAGACACGTATGGACGCCAATAGAATTGCCGTCAACTCAGGACAGCTAACGCCAAACGAGGCCCGCATCAGCGAAGGCAGACCAGCCCTTGACGGCGGCGATCAACTACTTATCCAGGGCGCCATGGTGCCTATTCAGAATGCCGGCCAAAAGCCTGGGGAGATCCCAAATGAAACGGAAGAATCTTAACCTTGACGCAACCGGTCTGAAAATGTCCGGAGATGGCCGCAAGTTCAGCGGCTACGCCTCAGTCTTTGGCGGAGTGGATAGCTACGGCGACACCATCATGCCAGGCGCTTACAAGAGCACCATCGGCGAAAGATCCAGGCCTATTGCAATGCGCTGGAATCACCACGGCCCAATTATTGGCAAGTGGGTAAGCATGAAAGAGGACGAGACCGGTCTGTACGTTGAAGGCGAGCTAACACAAGGCCACTCCGTTGCTGATGACGCTTACGCGCTACTGAAGCACGGAGCCGTTACCGGTTTGTCTATTGGCTACCGGGCTGTTAAAGAAATGGAGAACAAGACGGGCGGCTATGACCTGCAAGAGATTGATCTGGTAGAGGTCAGCATCGTGGAGTCCCCCGCCGATCTTGCGGCACAAGTTGGCGACGTGAAGTCTGCTATTGAAGACTCCGGGTCACTGAAAGAAGTAGAGCGCCTCCTGCGCGATGCAGGCGGCTTTTCGAGGACTGAAGCGCAGACGCTGGTGTCTCGAATCAAGTCCCTAGTTCAGAGCGATTCTGACCTTAAAAGCCAGCCCGCAGAGATTGCGAGCGCATTCCAGCACTGCAAGCTTTAAATCATCAGGAGAACACCATGACCGACGAAATCAAAACCCAAGTTGAAGACGGCTTTAAGAGCCTTCAGGCGCAGCTTGACTCACGACTGAAAGAGCACACTGCCCAAATCGAAAAGAACGGCGAGGCGTCCACTGAGCTGACCGGAATCATCGACGAGCTTTCCGCGAAGTACAAGGAAATGCGCGACGAGCTGGCAGACCTGGCGCAGCGCCAAACCCCTGCATCTCTCGAAGAGCAGAAGGCAAAGACTGCCGGTGCTGAGTTCATCAGCTCCGACCAGTTCAAGGCGATGGCTTCCGGCGAGCGCGAAAAAGCCCGCTTCGAAGTCAAGAATACCGTAGTCAGCGGCGACAACATGCCGTTCGAGATGCAGCGCCCTGGCGTCATCCCTGGCAGCTTTGCGCCTCTGACCATTCGCCAGATGATTCCGACCATCACCGTGGCGAGCAATTCCGTTAGCTCACTGCGCGAACTGGCGTTCACAAATGCTGCCGTAGAAGTGGCGGAAGGCGCGCTAAAGCCTGAGTCAGACATCACGTTTGAGCCGTACAACGTGCAAGTGGAGACCGTGGCTCACTGGATTAAGGTGAGCAACCAGTTACTGGCTGACGCACCTGCGGTTGCCGCGTACATCGACACCCGCCTGCGTGACGGCCTGGCCCAGCGCATTGATCGCCAACTGCTGCTTGGCGATGGCGTAACTCCTAACCTGTCAGGCCTGACTGACGCTGGCAACTTCACCGCATTCACTGCAACCTCCGGCGCTAACCTCGTTGAGTCCATCAACAAGGCTAAGTACAACCGTTGGGCCGTGGGTGAAGTAGTGGATACCGTCATCGTCAACCCGGCTGATTGGGCTGAAATGGAACTGTTGCGCGAAGGCTCCGGCACTGGCGCATACCTGTACGGCGCACCCGGCACCAACGCGGGCGCTCAACCGTTCGGCGTATCGGTGGTTATGTCTCAGCACATGCCCGCTGGCAGCTTCCTGATCGGCAGCTTGCGTAGCTCGGCCATTATCTACCAGCGTCAGGGAGCCGTGGTAGAGATGGGCTTTGTGAACGACGATTTTGTGAAAAACCTTGTAACGCTCAGAGCCGAAGAGCGCCTTGGCCTAGGCGTAGATCGCCCGGCAGGCATCATGTACGGTGCCATTACCGCAGTATAAGGATAAGGCGGGGCTTCGGCCCCGCCAAACCTTGGAGGCTATATGAAATACAAAGCACTAAAGTCCTTTCTTCACGACGAACTCGGACGTGTTGAGAAAGGCGCCGAATTTAACGCAACCGCCGCGCAGCTATCTGGAGTCCGGGCGTTTGTTGAAGTTTACAAGACCAAAGTAATCCATGAGGTGCCGAATGACAGTCCTGACACTGATGGAGATCAAGACGCACCTTCGGCTCGAGGCGGACGAAACCGCCGAGGACGCGCTGCTCACAAGTCTGAATGAGGCAGCGCACGACCACGCCGAGAAGTACATCGGGCGCGCCATCCCCTGGGACGACTCCGAGGGCGTCGTGGTGCCGCTACCGGCAAGCGTGAGAGCCGCCATGCTGCTGATTATTGGCGACCTGTACGAGAACCGCGAAGCGCAGATCGTGGGCGTTAGCGTCGAGGATAACCCGACCACCTGGCGCCTGCTGCACTTATACCGCGTGGGGCTGGGCATATGAGAGCCGGACGACTCCGCCACCGCGTGAAGATCCAGCAGCCCACGACCGCGCAAGACCCGAATACCGGCGAGCAGGTGCCGGGCTGGTCCGATGTGGCGACCGTGTGGGCGTCCGTCGATCCGTTTTCGGTGCGCGAATTCGTCGACGCTGGTGCCGAACAGTCGTCGGTATCGGCCCGCGTCCTGATGCGCTATCGCAGCGACGTGACGGCTGCCATGCGGCTGTCCTGGCGGGGCAAGGTCTACAACATCCACGGCGTCCTTCCCGACCCCGACTCGGGGCTCGAGTGGCTGACGCTGCCCGTCTCGCAGGGCGTCGACGACGGCAACTGATAATCCCAGGAGAATCCCATGGCACAGACCATCATCCTAGCACCAGGCAGTAGCGCCGCAACATCTACCGACATCGTCGTCCCGGCTGGCGATGTCGTGACCGTGGGCATCTACACCGCCATCGCTGCCGTAGCGCCGACCGGGGCGCGCTTCTCTGTCATGCAGGGCACGCCAGGCGCTGACAACGTCTTGGCGAGCCTCAACAACTACTCGCGCACCACCGCGCTCGTGGGCCCAGGCACCTACCGCGTCACGCGCTCGGCGTATGCCGGCACCGGATTCGGCGTGTTCACGGAGGCGTAACCATGGGCGTGACGCACAAGCTGACGCACAAGCTGACGCACAAGCTGACGAACAAGCTGACGCAGCCCCTTGTCTGGGTCCTTGCATCTACTCCAGCCATCCAGAGTCTCATCACAACCCTCTTCAGCGCAGGCGAGCAGGGTGCGATGTACATCTCCAAGCCCATCGTGCAGGGCAGCCAGGTGCTGTTTCAGGACAGCGCAGGCACTACGCCCGTCACCGATGATGGCGATCCCACGGGCCTGATTGATGACCTATCGGGCAATGGGCTCGACGCCACCCAGGACATTTCTGCCAGCCGTATGACCTACGCTAACAACTACCTGCTCCCAGATGGCGCGGACGACAACTTCGACATCCCGCTGGGTACAAACTTCGTGGGTGACTTCGCACTTGTAATGGACTCGGGTGTGATCTTCGGCTCTATCGACACCGGGGCGACGGACGGTTGGGCGTATACCAAAGATGCTCGCTACATCCCAGATGGTGACATGTACGCGCTGATTGTCGTTGACAGGGCGATGTCCAGCTCGGAGCGTGCGCAGATTGTCAGTACGTTTAGTGCCGGCGTGACGCGGGTGCCTACGACGGCGCTTCGTGCGTTCCGTGGGCGTAGTGACTTAACCGAGATAGACCTTGAGTACATCGACTTTGGCCAAGTAACCAGTGCCTTTGCCGCTTTCTACAACTGCTCAGGACTAATGACCCCTCCGGATGCTAGTGGATGGACTCAAGTAACAGACGCCAGATACACTTTCTACAACTGCACTGGGCTGACTACCCCGCCCGATGTTAGTGGATGGACTCAAGTAGCAGACGCCAGATCAGCTTTCCAAAACTGCTCAGGACTGACTAGCCCGCCTGATGTTAGTGTATGGACTCAAGTAACCAGTGCCTATTCCACTTTCTA